ATGCGCGGTAGTTGATCGTCGAAAAGTACGAAGTTGGATGTACCTGCGCCTGTGCCACGTGATCCACCGTCTAGGTAGCGAATACCGGGAATGCCACCTTCTGCGTTAAGCGCCAATTGATGTTCAGGTATCAAGCCTCTAATGAAATCGCCGGCTAACATCTCGTCATTTGCGAATTGATGCTTTGGCCCGACTAATCCAGCTTTCAAAATACCTTGCTGCACTTCAGGCGCTTGCTGACTTAGCGGCTTATCCCAATCTAGGAAACGGGCTACTGCTTCGTCGGGGATGTCGGATTTGTAGAGTGCGCCACCACCAATTTTCCCGCCGTCCATCTTGTCTATAATCTTGGCTAGTTTCTCGCCTGTCTTTCCTGAATAAACCGCTTTGGCTGCTTCTTTGTCGTAGTTGTTCAAATGCAGAAGGTATGCCGCTGACTGCTTCATTTCGTCAGTTATTGGCTTTCCACCGTATGTAAGTTGGCTAGTTGCATCTCCAGCAAACTTATACGTTTTAGCCACTTCAGGCGATTCAGCCATATACAGCCCATGCCCATAAGCCTGTGCGCCTTCACCTGTGCCAATCTTCGACATATCAAACTTATCGAACTTGTGCGGTGAGCCATGCCATACCGTCATAGCTGGAGCGTTCATCGCTATGTTCATACCTGCTTCAACGCCAGCACGTTGAACGTCTTTAGGCATATCACTAGAGCCAGTCATTGCATCAATGCCAGCCATGCGCCAATCTGATGCCTTGGTAAGCGCATCTACATTGATACCTTTGCGGATATATTGAGCGAAAACTTTCGGATCACTCAAACCGGCTTTGGCATTGTTGTAAGCAGTTTTAACCGTGTCGCCTAGCATCTGCTGTCCGGATTCAATACCCTGCTTAACCGCACCGTAATCCGTCTTATCACCGAGCATCTGATAGCCAGTCAGTGACTTACTGAGCCGAGTTTTAGCGTTAGGGTCTTGAGCGAATACCGCGCCTAATCCAGCCATAACTATTCCGTTCTAGGTCTTGGAGGTGTTTCCTGTGCGCCACGACGCGAGACAACAGCTTGACCACGGTTCTTGCCCTTGAGCTTGTCAAGCATTGCGTTCAACTGGTTAGCGTAGGCTTGACCATCGTTCTGCTTGTAATGCAGCTTGGCATTAGTAACTGCATGAAGGAATACCAAACCGTCATCAATAGAGGCTCTATCGTTGTCCTGCGTGAATCTTGATGGAGTAGCGACGTAATAACGGCGAATGGTGTATTGAGCATCTGGAACCGGCCAAACTTCCATCTGTGCGTAACGCTCATATCGACTAGGAATAGAGGTTGTATCCTGTGAGCGCATATCCCACGTAATGCCCTCATTCATGGGAACCCAACGGGAACCGTCATAAATCGCCACATCACGCAAATGAGTAGGTTCGCAGTCATCAGCCCAATCTATTAGGGTTTGATTAGCGCCAATAACCTTGTCATCGTATTTAATGAGTTGTCGCCACTCGAAAGCAGCAAATAACTGATCCTGTGCATTCTGGAGAAAGGTATCCAGAAGAGAGGAATTGATACCAGAGGAACCTTGAGCGCCGAAACCCAAGCGTCGGGATAGATCACTGCGTAACTCGCCCAAGGTTTTATACATATTAAGCCTCTTCTACTTCAGCTTTGCGGCTGCGCTTAACTTTGACGCCAAGTTCAGCAAGCTGTTTAGGACTGCGACCAATCACACGTTCAACGTACATTTGGCCTTCATCGTTTCGGCCATAAACATTCGCCAAACGATCAAATTCTTCGTTTTCATCAATTTCAACAGGCTCAAAATCACCTGCAACTTCTTCAACATTTGAATGACCATGAATGTCGCGGAGGATTTCGACTTCATGTTCATAACAAGTCGTGCCGATAATTTCAGCCATATCGCGGCGAACCAGCACAGATACATGTTTTGCTAACATTTACACTCCTTAAAGGTAATAAAGCCCCTCCAGCTTGTGACCGGAGAGGCTTCAGATGCTCATTTAGGCAACGAGCGAACCATTAACCGAACCGCTAGTGAAAACGGTGCAATTAACGCGCATACGGCGATATGCCACAACTACAGCTTGCTTGCTGCCAGAGTTTGAAGCCGGAGCAACAAACGTAAGCAGGTCAGTCCAAGTGGCTGAACCGTCAGCAACAGAATCAAGGTCGTTAGTACCCTGAATCTTTGCCGTACCAACAAACGCGCCGTTAGTCGGCTGAATGATGGCGAGGACGTTACCGCCACGCTGAAACTCTGCGTTAGAGTTTTCAGGGTAGGCAGAAGTACCAGCGGTTGCCGAGGTGAGAGTGCCGAGATCAACTGATTTCATGTCGGTATCTCCTATTAGGTCAATGACAGAACGCTGTGGGCGTTCGCACGGTTAGTGGTCAAGCTGCCACGCCAAGTCAATGCCCAGTAATAGACATACTTGTCATAGACACGCGGAGGCTTGCGCGTAACCATATCTTGACCATCCATCGGACGCAGGGTCAGATGTTTGGAGTTGATAAAGTAGCAACGCTTCGTCCAGTGAATCGCCGGGGAGACAAAACCACCGAAGTTGTCATCAAACTCAGGGCACCATTGAATTTCAATACCCTTGAAGTAGATGCCACCGATACCACCATCTAGCTTACGGACTTCGCCACCAGCGTACTGAATCTGCTGGCCGGTGTAGTTCATTGCGGCAATGTAATTGTCGATGAACGTAGCACCTGCGAAGATCAGGTCAGGACGGCCACCATTCTTGATACAAGCACGCCACTGGGTTTCCATAGCAGCAAGGAAAGTGATAGCGGTTGCTTGAGTCGTAACAGCGGTAAGGCCGGTTGATACGTTGTTACGCCAGTAAATGTTACCGGAGACAGAACGATCAATACCGCCAACCGTACCAGAGGTCGGAGTGGTAGAAACGATGTTATCCAGACCAGCAATTGCATCAGTAGATGACGAACCATCCAAGTGCAGGAACATGCTGAACTTCTCTTCAAAGCCCAAACGCAGGGTTTCGGTCGATTCGGTCAGTAGGTTGGTCAGTTGGACTTGTTCAGCTTGGGAAGCGTTGCCGCCCTTACTGTTGTCGTCAATACTGATGCCATTCTGTGCAAGACGGTCTTCATCAAGCGAGAAGCCATCGTGAGCAGAGCGCCACGGGTATTGAGCTTGTTCAACGGTTACACGCTTGTTGTACGAGACAACAGAAGCACCGTTAAACCACTGGAAATTAGACTGATAACGGTAACGAAGTTGTTCAACGATGTATTGCTTACCACCGGGGAATGACTTCTTCTTGCCCATAAGGGCTTTCATCAACGGACGTTCTACGGCTACCTGGTCAATCGGCGATTTCTTGAGGTAAAAATCAAGCGCGATTTTGCCAGCGTCCTGTAGCTCTTGAGCACTAAATGCCATTTTCAAGACTCCTGGAATTAAGGAAAAAACAACTTTTTCCCGCTGGCGACGGGTAATTCAGCCATAACAAAACAGTCGCGGAGATGAAACCGCATACATCTGACTGCTTTATACCCATGAGTTTTGAACGTGATAAATCAGGGCATAGGTTCCCCAAGGGCGATAAGCACAGGGTTTATCGACTTACTCCATTCAAATGATGTACTGCTTCATTGAACCAAGTGCGGCATGACCAAGCGATTCATTCATCCGGCTGCTTGTCTCGCACCTGTGCAACCGGACTATTCCAATACCTCGCTTACAGTTTGGATGCCTCGCCTACGGGCGCAGTAGGGGCAGTGTTTCCGGTGCAGCTATCCCATTCAGGATCATTGTCTATCGCGTCACTTGCGGACGGATGCCAAAGAAAAACCCCAATGTTTAGCAGGGCGGGCCTTGGCGAGGCGAATCTTGGCATTTAAACGAGATAAGAAATATGCTTTGATCCACACCGCCCTGCTAAATACTGGGGTGATGCCTACATTATATCTCGCTTAAATGTCAGACCGCCAAATCCGACAAGTTAAGTTTCGCAATTAAAGTTGAACGTGATAAATGCAAAAAACCTCCCGAAGGAGGATTTATCTGCTTGGCTAGGGTTAGTAGCCCAATCCGTTCTGAAGGGCTTCTAACATCGAGGTAGGTTGTCTAGCACCTGCTGATTGTCCTGAAGCCCGTAAAGGAGCCGGGGAATTAGTCACAGGTTTAGGCATTGGCATAGATGAAATCGTCTGATACATCAGTTTGACTTGAGCTGGCCATTGTTGCGGAGGAAACTGTTCAGAAATCAGCTTGGCTTGGGCAGTAATCAAACCTTCTTTCATGGCGTAATCAGGATCATTCTTCGCCCATTCATTGCCCATGCGATCAATCTCAGCAATGGCATTCTGGCGCACGTATTGGCTCTGCTGTTCGCTTTGCTGGCGCTGTTGGTACTCCTGCGCCTGTCTCTGTTGCGTTTGCTGTGAAGAGCGATAGCGTGCCATTTCCATGGCTGTCTGTTCGTCCATCTGATACGAATTAACCCGTTCCCGTAAGTCAGGGAATTGTGAGAGCGGATCAACTTGCTGGAATGGTTTCCCGGTAGCGATAGAAAGTTGCCGAATCTGATCTTCGAGAATTGATTTTGCGTGATCTAGATCACCATGATTCAACGCCCGGATGTATTCAAACGTCTTGGCGAAATCTTCAGGCTTCCCGCCGGTATCCTGCATCATCTTGCGAATACCGCCCAAGTCTTGCGATAAACGCTCGACTTCCTGATCCTTCTCCTTTAAACGAGAGGTCAGATTACGGAAACGCTCTTGGGCTTTCTTTGAAATGCCTTCCGGAGGTTCATCTTCATCTGCCGGCTTGGCTTCTTCCTTGGCTTCTTCTTTCGGTTCCTCAGTCTCTTCGGCTTTCTCTTCCGGTTCGTCTGTTTTTAAACCTTCCTGAATCGCTTCGAGCATGGATTCAGGTTCATTACTTTCTACTTCTACTGGTTCAGGGGTTTCAACTTCGGCGACCGCTTCCGATTCAATCAGGTCATTTTCCATTTGCTGTTTTCCTTTAGATCATCAGTAATAGGGCTTCTTCTTCAGCCCGTGATTTGCGCTTTCTAGCGCGGTTTATCAAGTCATCAGCCAGAGCCTCAGACAGGAATTCATTGCGAATGCGGGAAACGTAGGATTCTGGGATAGGCTCTTGTATCTCTTCGTCTTGAACATGAAGAATCTTTTTCTTCTGTTTAATCGGATGACCACCGAGCGAAGCCAGCGACGGAACATCATTAGACGAATTAAACTCAAGCCAGGATACTTTGACATCACAAGGCGTCGAGTTCGTATCAAACTGCACCCAACTGACTTTTACATCACACGGTGTAGCTTGCGTGTTGAACTGGAGCCATGAGACTTTGACATCAACCGAGCCGCCTGTGCTGATTGATGCTTGGTTTCCGTAGGAGGATGCCTGACCAAGATTGCCCTTGACGGTAACCTCTTGGCTTACTGTTGCTGATAACCCAGAGGCAGAAGCTGTGCCGAGTCTGGTTTGTACTGTAGTTGCCTGAGAGACAGACGCAGACAGACCTGACGCAGCAGCCGTACCGAGGTTGGTTGATACCGTGACGCTTTGTGTTATCGCCGCTTGTAGGCCAACAGCCGAAGCTGTGCCTACGTTGCAGTCAATGGTTACGCCACTAGCTGCGCCACTGGGCGATAGTAGCGTTAAGAGCATGGCTTAGAAGAACAACCCTGTTCTAAGGAAGTAAGCCGAAGTGCTGGGCATGAAATACAGATACTCAACGCCATCCGTTGATTTAAGGCATGACATTCGATCACCAACCAATGCTGCACCTGAAGTCACTAAATACTGTGTCGCCTTGGGTTTCATCCGGTCGTCGGACGGCGTGTATTCAAATATACGGCCCGTGATGTCCTTCTGCACCAGAAGCGATGCCGACTTGCCGTTGCTGTCCTGACGGATGCCCGAACAAGTACCCGTCGTGAATGTTTCCGTATTTGGATAGTACGTCACCGTCGAGAAGCTATTAGCCACCAGATCGTACTCATAGATCGTATTGGTTGCCGTGCCACGCAAGATCACAAAACGGTTCAGCGCGTTGGCATCGCCCGAGCCGGGAAGCCAGCAAACGACATGCCCTGCCCCAAGTGCCGCAGTGACCGCAGGAATGGCAGGGTTAGCAGCATTGGCCGAAGTGAGAACCCACAGCGCCGTGTTGAAGTTGTAGCGATAGACGACCGTGCCGTTATTGCCGAACAGGAACATATCGGAATAGAAGTATGCCGTTGAAGCAGCAGGAACCGCAGCAACCAATGCCGCTACCGTGATCGATGTAGCTGAAGCCGCAGCAGATGCAGTTAGAACCGCCCACACTGGAGCCGCAGAAGTTCCGAAGTTAAGCACAGCACCAGACGGAAGCGCCAGCGGCAAAGCATTGACCGTAATCGACGTAGCGCCTTGCGCTGCACCGGGAGAACTTGTAATCGTGTTGAGTGCTACGGCAGAGTGATAACCACCTGCATAGCCGTTCAGCATTGGCTCAGGGCAGATCAATCGCCCATCTGTACCAAACGCCGCAGGGATATTGACTACGGACAGCGCAGCCGACCACGCATTCGTGGCGATGTCGTACTTGTAGAACGTGACCGATGCACCTGCGGCAAGGAACGCATAGACAGAGCCATAGACCTTACCGTTAAGCTGAGTACCGATCTGTTTGATGTAGCGCATACACGACCCAGCGGCAACCGTGCCACCGGGCGGATTCGCCAACTGCTGCCAGGTGCCAGCCCATGTGTCGTAACACCAGAATGAGGTAGCGGAATAAAGCCAATACGTGAAACGCTCGTTATCATCCACGACGCAGGTAGCCGCAGCCGAGTTAGCCGGGCCATTGACCAACTGTTCCCACATCGGTTGGTCAATGAGCGGTTTGTTGTTGTTTGCCATTACGAAATATTCCTTCTAAAGCCGCACTGGTAGGCGAGTTGCGATTGCTGGATAGCTTGACCCTGCTGGTTGTTGTAGCCAACCCCGGCCAGCGTTGTTAGTGTCGTGACCGTCGTTACCGCCGCTAGTGTTGGCAAAGAGGCCACAGCCACGGACGAGCCGCCACAATCCACCCGCATACCGGTCAAGGAGAAAGTCAGCTTGGCCAATGCCCTATATGCCAAGCGTTGCAGAAAACTCGCATCTGACGGTTCAGCAATGACGCGCTGGTAATGAACCCCGTCTATCTCATCAGTGGCAATCGTGACACCTGATCCGGGTGTATAGCCTAAGTTGTCGCTCATATACTCGTCATTTCAACAGATAGCGCCCCGGTAGAGATCAAAGCAATCTCGCCCGAAGTCAGGGAAAGTGGATAGGTTGTAAGCGTCGGCGTAAGGGTTATGTCCTGAGTCTTTACGGTCGTTAAACCGTCTTTGAGGACTATCCTTAGACTGTTGCCGGTAGAGCTTGAAGCCCTGACAGACAGTTGCTGCGATGCCGAGCCGGGGTACTGAGTACCATTCAAACCGAGCTTGCAGGTAGAGTTAAGCGCCGAGGTGTAGATGTAATCCATATCATCAGGTGATACCTCATCCAGCATCGGATACAGATCAGTGCCGGCAGAAGCAGCCCAGCCAGTGTTGGATACGTCTGATGTCGGGCGACCGATGGCCGGCGCTGCATTGGTGATCGTTGCCGAGTAACCCTGTGCGACTGCCTGACCAATGGTTGCCGCGATAGTCTCGTTGGCGTAGACCGTTGCCGTCTTGCCCGTTGCACTCGCAGTGCCGAGGTTCGCGGCCAGCGTGTAGGCTACCTCCAGCGCAGCGGTGTAGCCGGCAGCAGTTGCCGCACCAAGCGAAGCGGTGATCGTCGTTGAGCCATTGACGTTAGCTTGATAACCCGATGCCGATGCGGCGCCGAGGTTGGCAGAGATAACCACTGCGCCGGCAGATGCGACTGATGCGGTGTAGCCTGATGCTGCGGCAGTGCCGAGGCTTGCTGTGATGGTTGCCGCTTGCGCTATGGCGGCTTGATAACCGGAAGCGGATGCGGTGCCTAGGTTAGCCGGTAGCGTGAATGCTTGGGCTAGTGTTGCAGATAGGCCGGAAGCTGTTGCGGTTCCTAGTGATGCCGATATGGTTGTCGGGCTACTGGCTGAAATGCCAGCGGTTAGCCCTGTAGCATCAGCAGTGCCGAGCGTTGCGGTGATCGTTGCGCCACCACCCGCCGACACAGGAAGGAATATTCTGCTTGGCAGCGGTTTGAAGATTTGCCAAGGGTTATCGGAGATGGATTTGATTTCCGCGTCGGATAGGGCGCGGTTCCAGAAAGTTACGTCCGCTATATTGCCGTTAAACGGGTTGTCTAGTCCGTCTTGGCCGATCTTGGTATTACCCGTTGTGAGCGCACCAAATGATTGCGTCGTTCTACTTAGCTCAATGCCGTCCATCCATAAACGGAAAGTAGCGTAATTGTTTAATGCCGTTCCAGTGAGAACAAACCGTTTTCTTTCGCCAGATGCTTGTGCGCCTGCATCAGCAAACTGCGCCACCGTTCCATTGGATTTTCCAACAGCGCAATAGTATCCAGCAGCAGACCCACGCAACCACGTTAGCTGATTTGTTCCGCAAGGCAGACTTAACAAAGTTGAGTAGGATTGTGCCGTTGTTGTTTCTTCGTACAGGCTTATCGTAAAAGGGCCAGTAGGATCAATAAACGGCGTTGATCCGAAATCAAGATAACTTGACCCGTTCAGCTTTACCGCCAATCCTCTTGACGTAATGCCTTGCGCTACCGTTCCTGATGCGGTTCCGGTCTTTCCGTTTGCCGCCTCTCTTCGTCCAAAAGGCAATGCAAAAACAACGCCGCGAGTAATCGGATTGCTCCAGTCAATCCCGACAGGTTGTTGCGGCTGTTGCGTCCAGACAGTAGGGCGAAGCAGTGCCATGTTAGGCCGAGTTTCCGGTCACTTCAGAATATTTAACGTAATGCCCTGACGCAGCTAGCGCAGCACCGGAATCATTCTTGATAATGATCTTCGTTTGTTGCGGGAGTACGCCACCAAACGCTGCGGCAAGCGAGAACACGCCGATTTGTGCAGTTGAGTTCGTGCCGAGCGGAACGGTACCGACAAACGTCAGATTAGGTTCGTCCGTTGTGGTTGTGCCTGACTCCGGGCCAGATTCAAAATCAGTACCGTCTAGCGAACCCTTGGCGAATACAACCAGTTGCTTATTGCCTGATACAGTGCCGGGAGTGGCTTTTACCTGCAAGAGAACGTCTAGCGGGTCATTCGTCGTATGCGTGAGCGTACCGGCTGAAACGTAGGTGACGTTGCCAAGCGAATCAAGCGCAGTAGTGGTTAGGGTAGCGATCGACCCTGTGACAAGAGTAATCGTAGCCATTAGTAACCTTCCATTGCTTTGCTGACTTCCTGCGAGCTAACCGGATCGGCTTGAACCGCCACATTAAGCAATGCCGCAATGCCGTCAGCCATTTCAGCATTTGCCGCAGCGAAAGCCTCAAGTTGCAAGCGGGTAATTTGATGACCGACATCGAACGTCGCCTGCTCAATCATCTTGAGCGCCCACTTAGCATTTGCATCCGTAGCGCCCTTGGCTTCCAATGCGTTCAGGAAGTCGCCACCATTCGGAGCCATTGCCGCAAGCACAGTGCCGATACCAATCGGGGAGCTAATCACCTTCGTCCGACCAACCGACAGGGCTTCAGCTAACGCCCCGTGATCGTCGAGCGGCAACCCAGTTGCGAGGATTTCGTCGCGGGTAATCATGGCTTAAGCCTGCGACAGTGAGAGGATGCCCGATGCGTTCATGGTGATCGTCAGCGAACCAGCGACCAGTGAGCGGTCAGAGCCAAGGTCGAGATAACCGATACACTGCTTGGCCGCATTGGTGTTGTTGTAGACGATACCCCAACGACCATTGGTAAAACCGGATGCGTCTTGCGCCAGGACAATATCCGCGCAGTCCATGTTCGCGCCGGTAGCGTTCAGCGTCCATGCTTCAGAAGCCAGCGCAATCGGCGCGGTGTAACTGGTGCCACCCGTTGCCACTTGGTTAGCGCCCATTGCCGTCGTGCCTGATCCTGTGAGCCAGTAGGGTACCGGTGTATTAACAGCCGGCGTGGTGCTAGAGGTGATAATACCCATGCGCCAATCGTCAGTGTCGAGGTCGTGAATCTTGTTGCCGAGGTCATGCAGACCTTGTGCAAACCATTTGAAATCGCCTGCTGCCATGTTGTTACTCCTTTATTTTGATTGATTGAGTAGGTCTGTCTTACGAGCAGACCCGTTCGTTGTGCCGTACCAATAAGCCAAGACCATCAAGGCAACTGAGTCCATCAAGCCGAGGATTCGACCTACGATGATTTCTGGTAAGGCTTTCGGGTAGCCGTTGAATAGGACAACCAGTTCAGAGCCAAGTGTGATGACCAGAAGGACAAGCGACATCCAAAACAGCATCTTGGTCGTGCCACCATCGACGTTTGCCTTACGTGCCGAGTCTCTGTCTTTAAACTCAAGCTCTGCGTACTTGAAACCGCGCTCTGCTTCTTCCGCTTTGAGTTTCAGTTCAAGCGTGCGAATGGCTGAAATCTGCTCGCCAGTCAGGTTGCCGTTTTCAATGACAGCTTGAATCTTGGATTGCGTAGGCTCTGAGATGCCGAATAGCTCGCCAAGCGCAGTTACTGCTACGCCGGCTAACGGCCCTCCGAGAGCAGAAGCGACAACCGGGGCGACTTTGGTAATCGTATCCATCCAGTTCATACACACCTCACAAAATTGATTAATACTTCATAGACCGTTATGCAGATACCGCCGAAAGCTAGCGCAAACACTGCGTAGAGCGTCCAGATAGCCCACTCTGGCATTACTTGATCTCTAGTGTCACGCGCTCGTTACGCTCATCGGCATGAGTTATCAGCGCGATAATCCGCTGGACAGTAGCCGAGCATTGAGCAACGCCAGTTGAAGTACGAACTTGCCCAACGAGAATGCAGCCAAGTGAGTCTTCAGCACGATTTCCACCGTGGATGCGGATACCGGAGTAACCGGGAACATCCAGAACAGCGGGTAGGAGTTTCCCGAATTTATGCGAGTATGAGACTTCCAGCGGGTAGGTTCCACGCGGTATAGCTGTGCGTCCATAGATTTTCGCAGCCTTTCCATTCTCTAAATTACGATCTTCATCTTCGCAAGTGAAGCAGGTACGAAGGCCATCAACGTACAGTTCTCCGGGAGTGAATGACTCGCCACCGGAAACGGGAATAGTTGGTTTGCGGACAAGTAGGAATTTCATTATTCAAAGTCATCCATGCAGGCAATCAGGCAAAACATGATCACGCAGACAACCATGACCGTCAGGCAGGTTTCGATAGCATTCATTTGATATGGTCTTTCGCCCACACCCATAAAGCCCAAAGCGCCGCGCCGGTTGATGCCATCAGCGGAATAATTAGCTTTGATCCTTTCCACAACGTAACCAACTCTTCAAGAGCAGGCTTTATCGTGGCTTCAGTCGCAATGTGAGTGGTAATCGTGTCACGGATTTCCAATAGGATTTTGTCCTGTGAATCCATACGCCGATGCAGATTTTGGATAACTTCGTGATCTGTCATTGCATCGTCACCTGTACGGATTCGACGCCTACCATATCGCCGGTAATCGGATCACGTATCACCCGTTTCGGTGCGTTGAATTGCATCAAAGATTGAGAGAACTGATTCCCCATCTGCCCGATAGCCTCTTGCATGGCTTTGAGCATTTCCGCCATGTTATTCATGGCTTCTGCGTTGTTTTCCTCAGAGGCTTGCTGCTCTCCTTCGATGGCTACTTCCTGCGCCATCTGTTTCTGTTGCGTACTGGCTTGCATCATTGACTTAGCAAGTTCGATACGCTCGTTAGAGGCTATCTTTTCGCGCTCTAGCTCTGCGTTAAGCTGTGCCACTGCTACCTTGGCTTGCATGTCAGCTTCAGCTTTAATCTGAGCCTCTTGCAGGCGTATCTGTGCGTCCTGTTGTGCTTGGGTGGATTTAGCTTCAATCTCTGCACCAGCTTTCTTCATGTCGAAGTCAAGACGTTGCGAAGCCATCTGCATTTCAGCCTGTTTGCCTTCAGCAACTTGCTTGAGCTGTGCGTTTTCCTCTTGCATCTGCTGCATTTGCATCTGAGCCTGTTGCATCTGTTGCTGCATTTCAGGAGGAATCTGCGGCGCTTCTTCGCCTTCTTTACGCTGCGGCATGAACGATTCAATATCAATCCGCTCGTCAAACCTACGCAATGTCTCTTCCATGAGTTTCATCATGGATTCAGCCATGTCGTTCTGACCTTGTTCGCGCAACTGGGCAATCTGAGTAACCGACTGCTGAATCTGCGGGAGCATCTGGCCCCACTGTTCGCGCTCTTTGGCTTTGTTCGGACGCCCTGCTGAACCTGCGCGAATTTCGATATTCACTAGGTCAAAGATTTGCTCTTTGTCCATCTGTGGCCAGACAGCATCCTGTCCTGCAATGCGTTGCACTTCAGGCAGTGACATCTCTTGCAGGCACAACTCAGCAGCGTACTGAGCCATTTCACCAATCCAGTCCTCTACAACGTCCTGGCGTTCAGCAACGCGAGACTGCAAGCCCTGCGCCATGATTTCGGCTTCAGTTGCCGTCTTGGCTTTGTTGATAACACCTTTCGCAGCATCGCCGGCACCAAGCACCATTTCAGCATCGCGGAGAATCGGCTGAACATCGTAAGTATTAGGATCGACAGGAGGATTCTGAAGAATCGCAATATCTTTCTCAATCGGCTGACTTGGATCACCTTCCAGCCCTACCCATTGATTAGCGGTGCGATTCGCAAGTGAAGCAATGTCTTTATCAGTCAGATCACCGGACTTGCGATAGACCCGAACCGGGAGATTCTCTTTACGATGTTCAGCGTAGTTAGTCCGGGTGGTGTTGTACTCGTCTTGCAGCTCAACCAGCAATTCAGCATCAGAGATAGGGTCAACGCGACCATCTACCGGATTAAACGCAAGCGCAAAGAACGGATAGAACCGCTTACCTAGTGTCTGTGGTGTGTAAGGATCACGCGCCCATTCATCAGCACCAGCGCACAGGGTATATACCGTGTTAGATGTCTTGTTCCACACCTCAAACACTGCCACAAGTAGAACTTTGTCATCTTCAGCACTTGAAGAGGATTCTTTCTTGTCAGCACCGTATTTATTCGAGGTTTTCGGTACATCTTTGCCGAAAGTCTCTTCGTATTGCTCTTCCGTCATCCAGACACGGTGAGCAATCGCTTCCGCTTGGTCGTACTGGTCAAAATCGTAAATCGTATCGTCAAGAACGAATACATCCTCAGTCAGAATGCGGTCAATAGCGATCCCGGAGACAGTTTTAACCTCTGCCTGCTGCTGTAGCTGACGAAGTTGCTGCTCTAGTTCGCCTTGTTTGGCTTCCAACTCACAGCGGGAGTCATCATCCTCTTTGATTTCTTCAATCAGGTACTTAATACGCTGAAGATTGTCCTGCGTATCGTTCAAACGGTTGTCTATTAGCGGGTCTGTACGAACATCACGCTGCCAACTGACTTTAGCCCATCCGGTTGCCGTCGTCATCGCTGCACGAATGGACGATTTCGCCCGTTTCTTCAGCTTGCCTTCAGTGACGAACTTACGCGCAATGACTGATTGCAGTGTTTTGCAGAATCCCGGAACCCAGGGAACTACATTGCCGACGTTTTCACTCGGCGTAACAGCGATTTCAGGGTTTTTAGCGTAAATCTGCGGAAGAATAGCCGCGAAATTGGAGTGAATGATGTTGGTACGGACTAAACCTGTCTCGCCATCATCACCAACGTCACCACGGACATAGGCGCGAAGCTCTTTGTAACGCTTCTCTGTCTTATCGTCCTTGCGTTGCTTTAAGGCTTTGTCTAGCCGTTTGCCCCACTGTTTAGCGAGTGCTTTGGACTGATCCGATACGTCATCATCCTGCTTGTCTTCTTCGGTATAGCTCATTCAACGCCTCGCACTTCCACTTCGGCTTGTAAGCCTGTATTCGCATTGAACTTATTAGCTGCCTTGATTGTGTCGTGTAGCCCTTCCTGGGCCATTGCTTCCGCTTGATTAGGCAGAGAAGCCCGCACCACAATCGCTTCGCCTTCCAGCGTGTTTCCATCCACTGTATAAACCCAAAAATCCCGGCCTGTTTCAGCAGGAATATGGGCTTCAAACGTTGCAGACGGCTCAACCAGAGCCAGTAATTGCTCTAGATTGATTTGTGGGCGAGTAGCACTCAAGCCCTGACAGACACGCAGTAGTTCATCCATGCGCCCGTTTATACGGGGAATGATTGAACGTGATAAATCAGCGGAGAGAACGGTACTTGCTAGGCTCTTTACGCTCGTCAGTCATTTCTAAAAGGTGCGCGAATGTGCCAACCTTCGGCTTAATCGGTTGCGCCGCTGGAACACGCGCATCCCGCATCTGATCTAGGAATCTACCGAGCAGAGAGAGAACATCCACCGCATCATCAAACACGCCAACCGGGAAGGTGAGCAACTGGCGTAACAAACGCTGTGCGAAGTCTTCCTTCATCGGTAGATAGACCATGCCTGACGCTGCCATAGCTTGAAATGGCCGGCAACGAGTTGGCTTGTCGTGTATCGAAGGCAACCACTCAAGGCGACACAGGGAACGGCGCTCTTTCATCCTGCGTATCAGGAATGGCTCAACTGAACGACGTATAGGCCCACTCTCACCAATCCAGCATTGAGGCTTCCACTTGTCGATTAAATCAAGCTGAGTCTCAATCCAGACATCAGAAGTCGTTTGGCCTGACCACCAATCCAGTAGATACACTTCGCCTTCAGGATCAATCCCGATAACGCCATGTTCAGTGAAGTCGCCACCATCAGCAGTAACAGCGTAGTCGGATGCGCCATAGATTCGCAGATGTTTCGGCGCTTTGTCGTATGACTTAAACCAATCCCGTTTGAAGTAATCGCCAGAGTCTTGAACAGGCACTTGCTGATACAAAGCAGACCACGTTCTAGGATTCTTGCGGAACATTGACCAATGTCGATCAGAGAACCATTCAGGCCATAGGTATTCACCTATCTTTCTGCCCAGCGGATCGTCTTTCCGCTCGCACTGAGCCTGAAGGCATAGCACCTTCCAAGTTAGACCATCACGACAAACAATATCGCCAGACTCTCCACTCCAATCTTCAGGAAGGATTGAGCCGGCCAGGTCGTTCATGTTCCATCTGGTTTGAATGATGACCACCCAACCGCCAGGAATCAAACGGGTTAGCAAATCATCCTCGTAAGCCGCGAGTGTTTTCTTCTGTACCGTTTCGCTATCAGCGTCTTCGCGTCCTTTCACTGGATCGTCCACTAGCAGCCCATGCGCTCGATTTCCTGTGATTCCGGACAGAATGCCGCCTGACATATATTCCGAGCCGTTACTAATCGCCCATTCATCAGCAGCAGATGTTTCATTGGATATGGTTGCGCCGAATATCCCTTTGTAAGCCGGTTGCCTAGCAATCGACCTTGCGCGTCTTCCGTGACGTTTCGCCAAGTCGCTACCGTAGCTCGTCAGGATGATTCTGCGGTTAGGATGCTTGCCCATGTACCAGACAGGAGCAACAACGCTGCCATAGGTTGATTTAGCACTACCTGGAGGCATGAATACCATTAGCCTACCGTAAGGAGTCTCCATCGTTTCCTGTAGCGTCTTAAGCAGAATGCTGTGATGTATCGCCAATGATGTTTCTATTGGTTCAAATACCCATTCATCAGGATCATCTGAAACAGGCTTGCCGGGAACATCCACGGCATTAGCAAAGGCTCTCAAGTCTGCCCTTGCCCTGCGCCGTGTTAGTAATTCTCTAGCCGCCTCTGATTTGCGTGACAAGTTCTTCGTCCGTCATGTCGTGATAATGCTTATGCTCAATCGGCTCTCCCGGCTTTCCGGATAGAACATTCTCTATCTTGTCAGCCCATCCAAAGTTCTTCAGTGCGAATATTGGTCCTGCTGCGGAGCTATTAACATTCAAGCGTTTTTCGTACTCAAGCTCAACCAATAGCCTCGCCCTTTTTACCGAGTCATAAAATTCTGGATATTCTTCATAGTGATAAAACGATTCTTTGCTGCTCAACCCTAGCGCAAGGATCATTCCAGTAAGCAGAATAGGCTCTTCATTTGCTCTACACATGGCGAGATACGAATTAACGAGCGCATCGAATTCATCAGGCGTCTTGATGATCTTTGGCCTGCCTACCGGATTCTTATCACTCACTTTTAACACTCCCGTTTTCAATCCTGTCCATCAGTTCGTAATACGCCTTCTCTTGGTAGTCGGTTATGTTTCTCAGAACTTGCATATCATCAGAGAATCTAGACGTTTCATTACTCGACCTCTTGAACATCTTTTCAATATCTACAACCTTCCAATTAAGATGCGTCATTGATTGGCTCAACGCCTTCAATCTCTTAATAATTTTCTTATCTTGTTTCTTGCTCATTTCGTGGCACTCCCACATAACGTACATATCAATGAATCTAACCTAGCCTCTATACCTTCATCGTGACTAATCGCCCTAATGCCTCTTGCCGAATGTCCTACGTAGAATCTAGTAATCTGAATCTCTCCCCTTGATGCTGCCTGATTCAGTACGACTCGCACCGTGTTAGGTTTTGCGCCTGTCTCTCTGACTATCTCAGCAACGGTTATAGAGCGCTCTCTTGCTTTGTTGCGAATGATTTGGCCAATAGTTCGCTTTCTTCCCATTGCTTAGACTCCGTAACGATCACGACATGGCGAACAAGTTTCATTGACTAACCTTCCCGACCATTCCCCACAAAGAGAACATTCGCCAGGATTACCCTGCGGAATCTCTGCGGCTTTCCGCATTGCTTCCTTTACGTGATCGTCTATTACTGATTCGATAAAGTAATCAGCGGCGTCGATTTGATCTGATATACGGTCACGCTCTTCCATTTATGCCACCTTTTGAGCATCGCGCCACGAAGCAAGCGCGTCCATATCAAAAACTATGCATCTTTTGCTTAGTTGGCTTGGTTTTGGAAAATCATCTCTGTCCATGTACCTATATAGTGTTGAGCGCCCAATTCCTAGAAACTCTGCGGCTTGCTTCGGACGAAGCGACTTTCCATGTTTGTTAATTGAGTTGTTTTCTGTTTTCATTTGTTCAATTCCTTTAGCTTGAGTTTGTATTCGGCTTTGATGCGCTTGTAATCGTCTTCGGTGTATTTGGCCTGTGAGTGATTACCTTCTAGCCAGTCCAGTTTCTCTAGCCCAATCTTTCTGGCGAGATTGATTCGGTACTCAACGATATTCCCGTGTTTGTGGTTGTTACAGACGGAACACTGCTTATGGACGTTGAGTTCGTTAAATCGCAGTTCAGGATGCGCTCCAACTGTTCGATAGTGGCCGGCGTGATATTGCCCTTCATGGAAACGACCACAGGAGATACATGGCTCTTTTTCATCACGCGCCCTTATGAATTGGTTAAAAGCTGTTTGCGCCTCTCTAGCCCATTCTGATTTTGTTTTGATACCTTCCTTTAGGATTCGTATCGTTTTGCGATCCTGGAGCGATTGCGTATGCTCTGCGCGGCTTTTAACCTTCAGTCCATAGTCGTATGCACAGTCCGGGCTACAACAAATAGCTTTAGGCCGTTCAGGAATGAATTTCTGTTTGCAGTATTTGCAGGTTTTAGCTTTCATAAGTGATCGTTTTTCGCAAGGCTTGCCATAGACCTAGACTTTTGTAGAGACTTGGTTGAAATCGGCGCATAAGGCATTCTGCGAATTTGCTTATCTGACCTGTCACCAATAAATCTAAACTCGTCAAGAATGTACCTTTCCACTTTAAAAGCTGGATGCTTTCTTTTGAATTCCTCAATGGCTTCTATGTATTTTTTTGCAATCCACGGTTCGTACTTAGAAAGCTGTTCTTTTACGTATGATTTCCAATCAGTCATCTAAATACACTCCACGCTTTGAACAGTAAGCCTCTACCTTTTCCATAAACTCGTTTAGCTCTGATACATCACAATCAGCGGTTGAACGTAGAACTTGAATAACCGAGCCATCCGGTTTTCTAAACTCAGTGAATCCCAAGTATTCGGATTTACTCATTACCTTCCACCACATAGCCGAGTGAGATTCACCATCCTTGGCTTTTAGCGTGTCTTGCATCAGCATGAAAAGCGAATGCAAACGTGAGTTTTGCGGGAGGCTTCTACGCTTTCGCTGGCCGCATGTAGGGCAAACGCTCATTTGGCTTTACTTGCTCTGTGTTTCGCCCATGCTTCCCGGCAGTCATCACGTAACCGCTTTGCAGGAGCCATTCCACGATGCTTTTCGACTCTCAGGAAGTAATCCGCAGCCGCTTTGCCATCTGGATAGAATTCACGTATCACCCATTTGATTTCGCTC